CGTAAACAATATCAGGTATATCACTAGGAGGTGTAAATTCTTGGTGTAATTTCTTAATCGCTATTTGATAAGGATCAATGGTTTCATCATCTTTTTTAAACGGTCTAAGTTTTGCTGGTATAAACGTTGGTGGACCAAAACAACCATATAACTCAGTTTTCTTAATTTTGGAAAAACCAGCTGACACAGCTGCCTTAGTATGATCAACCTCATATAAAATCTCAAGTTGTTCTGCTTCGGATATGAATTCATCTATAAAACAATCAACATACTCTTTACAAATTTGACACGCGGAACCTAGCTGTCCAGTTTTACCAAGATGCATGCCTACCATAATAGGTCGACCTTGTGGTCCAGGCATAAACACAGGTGATCCTGAATCGCCTGGTTCTGATGGTTCATAATAACCAAGAGTGTGTTCAACAATAAAAGATATACCTCTAAGCACATAGCTAACATTAACACCCTCTACGTATTTAAGTATACGCATACGATTTCCAAATCTATCACCTCGAATAAGAGTTAACTCATATCCTAAAGGAATGTCTGGATAATCATAACCGTGTGGTAAATAATCGTAGAGAGATTTAGACATCTCTAAGAATTTCATAGTAATAGTTGCTGTATCTTCTGTTGCATGCATTTTAATTGTAGTTTGATCTCCACGACCAACAATCGTACCAGTGAAATTTTTATCTGTAGGTATATCTAGATACCCAGCATAAGCATCGACCCGGATAGCATGCACTTTATCGCTAGAATGAATACATGTAAACGAATGTCTCGTAGTCATGACAACTCCATTTTTTAAATGGAATCCCACAGCTCCGAGACTACTCATTAAATTTCCATCAACATCATAAAATTTTATATTCAGTTGCAAAACACCTGAACGTAATCCTACCAATGCCTGATGATAATTATCATCTGACTCGACAGTAAACGTTTTAGGTTTAAATCGAGTGGAATTTACATCTTTCTTCTTGACAGCGCGGCGTCGAAGTTTCTTCTCATGACTCTCAGGATTGAATTGCTCAGCCTGGCCAAAAATAAATATGCTAATAGTAGTAACTGTTGCTAAGGCAACAACGGTGTAAAGGAAAATCTTATACCATTCCCGCTCATCATTAGTTAACTTATCAAACCAATCATACAAACCCATTCTGAGTTGTCG